TACTGCATTTGAATTATCACGTTCGTTAGTTCGTATAAAATCAGTAGCAGAAAACGTATTTCCTTGAGCATCAATTAACAATTCTGCAGATAATGCAGTACCTTGATGTTTAAAATCTGAAACTACAGTTGGATTAAATCCAACTTTGATTGATCTGCCTGGTGTATAAGGAAGTATATTATAATCTACTCCTGGCGTAAATTCAAATCTACTATATATTCCAGCAAGTACGCCGCCTATATACATCGCTAACACAGTTTTAATCTGATTACTAGTATCTACCATAGTAACTGCTTCAAGACCTGTTTTGCCCTGAGTTGCGTTATATTGTGGTCCAACTAATACTAAATCACTTCCGTCCCAAAAATATAATTTATTTTCAGCGTTATCGATCCACAAATCTCCTGATACAAGGTTAGTAGGTTGGCTACTACTTACCGTCGGCGAACCTGCTGTTCTAAAACTAATACCATCATAAATTTTTAATCTATTTTCGCTGTTATCATACCAAAGTTGGCCCTTTAGTGGATTACTAGGAGCACTAGTTGATGCAAAATTTTCAACTATTTTAACAAAATTTTCATTAAATGCTTCGCCAAAACCTTTGTAATTACGTCCAACTAAAGTTATGTCTGTAGATGCAGTATCAATTATGCCATCAGTAAGTTCTACTAACAGATCACCATTGGTCTTGTTTATTTTATAGCTCATGCAGTAACTCCTGTGTAGATAATATAATTAATAGTTTGGAATGGATTCATAATATCAATTGCTGCACCCACATTACTAAACCCACTGCCAGCAGGTACAAGTACATCACCACTATTTGGCAGTCGTTGAGATAAATCTTCTGCGCCGGTTTGTAAACTAGATCCTTCTGAACCTGTCGGCAAGTTGCTTCGGCCGTCAACTTCTCTATGTACATAAAATTGTTGTCCGCCGGACGACTTTAAATTATGTTGGTGTTCTGGTAGATTTTCTAATCCTATAGTAGTTGTATCTGTTCCGTCTACTGCTCCTACTACACTTGCATTTGATCCTCTATTTCTAATGTCTGGATCGTCAACAGATGGACTTGTACCTCCCATTGATAAGTTACCTAGTGGGAACCTACCTCTTAGATCAGGTATATTAAAATATCCCGAACTTGGAGTTGGTCCATAATTATTTCCAACTAGCTGAAATAATTGATTATATACACCAGTTGCTAGTTCTTGGCCGTTGCAAAATTTCCATCCTGATGGTTCAGCAAGTCCTGCATACGGCATAATACTTCCGATAGGAGTTAACCCTGTAATACTATTAAATAATGTTGACCTAGTTATACGTTTCAATCCTGTGGCTACGCCGCTTATTCTATCAATTAAAAATTCATCGCTTGATAAACTGTTAGATACTTGTTCTTTAGCACTAATAACAGTATTTTTTAATGTTAGTGCAAATGTTTTTACGCCGCCGCCGGTTTGTCCGTCAAATACATTTTCAACAGTTTCAACATCGCCGGTCATTCTAAAAGTTGTTGAACTTGTTAGTTTATCAGCACTACCTGATTTACCACTTACGTTGCCACTTACCTGTCCTTCTAAATTTCCCAAGAAGGTAGTTGCATATATTTTTTTCCAGCGCAAAGTTGCACTACCGATGTTTCTAGCGTTGTTAAGATCCGGTAGTACTAGATCACTTGCTGCGGTATCAACTACTAGATCGTTATTGCCTAATGTTATACCCTTTTGTACCATTATTGAATCACCAACATTTAATGCTTTAGCAACGCCAGCGCCACCTTTAACAATTAATGCACCATTACTAATAGTAGTACTTTGGACAGTGTTAGTTGTTGTAATAATTCCATTAGTTTTAATATTGCCAGTAACATCTAATGCTTCATCCGGAGCTTCGTTGTTAATACCAACTCGTAAACTTGAATCTATTCTTAAAACAGTATTACTATCTCCGGAATTTCTAACTCTAAAGTCAATATTTGAGCCTTCAATATTATGTTGAATAATTCCTGCACTGCCTTCAATACCGATATTAAGCTCTGCATTGATACCGTATGCAATGCCGCTATTGTTTTGAACATTTAACGGAAATAATGTTGTCGATTCTATATCGCCTCTTAGAAAGTTAGCCGCAGGAATTGCTAAATTACTAACAATTAGACTTTCTGCTTTTTCAGCAGTACCATAAAACTTAACATCGTTAATGCCATCGGCATTTGTGTCTCGGTTTGCTAGGTTAATACCTGGACGAATTTGTACACCACTAAATCCGTTAATTGTTGCTTTAGGAGTAAATGTATTAAATGCAATAATGGCAACAATATTGGCATTAACTTGAATTTCAATAACTGTATATTCTGCGTTATCTTGACCAATAATAGTATTAGGTGTTGCTCCAGTTGTTAGGCCCTGACTAAAATTTGGACCAACTAAAATCCAATTAGATCCTGTAAACAAATATAATTGTTGGTTATCAGTATCGGCCCATAAATCGCCAGTAAGTGCTTGGGTAGTGTCTGGCTCTGTGGAACTCTTTTTAAGTCCACTTGCAGATAGCCAAACAGTACCGTCATAAATTAATAATTGTCCGCTGTTATTATTATACCACAACTGGCCTTCGATAGCATTATTAGGTTCAGTAGGACTTGCAAAGTTTTCTAATAAATGTAGCAAGTCTTCAGCAATAGCAGCGCCATAACCGGTACTATTCCTACCTGGTAATTTTATACTTGTAGTTGTGTTGATTGTTTGATCTTCAATTACTATTGGATCTTTATCAGCACTATCAGTAAATTGTATTGTATATGCCATTTAAATTATCCCTCGTTAAAGCCAGATAAACTTTGTACTCTAACTGTATAATCAATTTGAATTAGTCTATTAAGTGATTTTTGTACAGGATGAAAAATAACATGTGTTAAAAGTCTACCATTGCCGCCTGCACTGTATGCTCTTAGTCCTAGTTCGTCAAATACATAAAGACTATCCGGACTTGTTGCAGTGTCAAATGCATCTTGGCCGTTTGGCTCGCCATAATCTAACAAACAAGTTACTAAAATATCAGTATAATTTGTACCACTCACATGGCGTGTTTCAATCTTGTTACGAGCAGGATCAAGATTGTTTACACTTCTATCATCTACTACTTTAGTAAATGTTTCGTTGTATAAACTAGCATTTGTGCCTGTGCTGTTTGGCGTCAAGTATGTAATAATACCTGTAGGGTCAACACTAGTGCCACCGTTGCCAAATCCCATTTGATAAATCCAGCCTGTGCCTGCATTGCCTAAACTTTCTGCAAGACTAATACTCATATTTTCATAATGAATAGCGTTGCGTTTGTCTACAATAACCTCTCCAGTCTCTGGATTGTGTATTTTAATGTGTCCTTGAAGTAACACACCACTTTGTTCATTTAATTTATCTGTCATTTGTTTTATATCCTGCTTATTGTATTTATCGCGGCAAGTCAACTGTTGCTGCACGTAAGAATCTACTAATGTCTGTATCTGATTCACCTAGAGGTGTCCCAAGTGCATTCCATACTATTCCGGTGTGTCTGACAATTGTTACTTTAACGTTTTCAATTGGTGTTTCCAATAATGTTAGTGCAGAACCGCTTATACTAAATTCTGCCGGCAAAGTTACATCGCCCTCTGGACTATCTTGTGCTGTCGGATTTGGCATTACATAAGAACTAATTGTATTTTTACGTAAACGTCTGCCTCCTACAAATACTTCAAATTCATTAACACTATTTGGAACAAAGTCTAACGGATATGTTGCCGTAGTGCCATTCGCTAAAAATTGCGAAGTTAGAGTTTCGTCTTTGTATGGCATAGTTGCAGTTGGTCCTTGGTTATAAACATTTTCTCCTTCGAGATAAACTGTCTTAACACCAGTACCTAATGTACCTCTGCGTAGTTGACTTAGTACGTTACCATTTCTTACAAAGTATTCAATGCGTTCACCGTCTATAAACAATATTCCAGGAACACTGCTTGTTGGTGATGGTTCAGGTAAGGAAGATCCGTCTGTTACTGTAATACTCTGATCGTACCATTTTAGATCAGCGGCTAACATTACACCGTTTCTATCGTCAAGACGTTTGTAATGCGTTCTGTTGAGCATATCTTTAAATTGGCTCCATCCATATTTGTTAACTAATACAGGATCTGCAAAATGTAGTAATTCAACTACATCATTTGCAGTGATTTCTACATTAATTTTAACATAACGCTTATTATTAGTTACATAATAATGTACACTAGGAATTAGCAAATCACCGTTAAGAGTTACCCAAACATATTGTGCATCTAATGCACGTCTTGATAATTCAATTAATCCAGCAGTTAAGTGATTGTACTGATACCAATCAGCTGTTCCTACAGTTAACGAAATTCTATCTACAATATCATATTGCTGTCTATCAAACCCTTGCGAATCATGGTTACTAAATTGATATACTGTAATAACATCGCCTTCGTTATATGCACTGTCAATATACAATGTACTCGGAGTTGAGACAAATTCATTGCTCGAATCAAAATATCCATATCTATATTGACCATCACTAGTAATATAAACATTTAGTATATCACCGTCTTGTTGTTTAACTCGTGTTTTTAATCTAACAATACTTCCGTTACCAGTGTAAGTCCAATCGAGATTATATGCTAATTCTACATTATTTAAGAACACTTTCATCTCTTTGTTGCTAATAGCCCCCAACGGAACTTGGAATTCTTCTAGTCGGTATTCACGGCTTGCGGCTGTTGTAATAAAGCGGCGTGTATATCCTGCATTTAGAATTTTATTATTAACCTTTACAATACTAAACCAAGCACTTGGCTCATTATTAAACGGAGTCTGATTTAACTCAAATGCTACTGTACTTCCGTCTGCTGTAAATGTATCAATAGACACTTCACTAAAGTTTTGTGTTGCACCACTAAAGAAAGCATAACTTATAACGCTTCCTGCTGCTGGTGGCGTAGCAAACGATATAACAACGTTGTTTGGATACTCGTAGGTGTTATCACTTTCTTGGATTACGTTAGATAATGTTTCGCCATTTAGTGTAACAAAGTACTGAAGATTTTCTACAAATCTTACATTAGTTAAGAATTTACTTGTAATTCCATCTGCAACAAAATTATCAATGTCTAATATATCTGTACCACTTACTCCTAGTACTGCTAAATGTATTTTAGCATTTAGTGCAGGTGCAGTATTAAACGTCACTAACTTGTTAGCATAGTTAATAGTGTAATCTTCTGCTAATACAATATTATATTCTACTTTTACAAATAAGCTGTTTGCTTGCAACGGTGCTATATCTAGACTGAACGTCGTAGTTACTCCATCGCCTGTATAATTTCTTGAAGTAATTTGACTACTGCCGTTTTTTGGTCTTTCATATACTTTAATATCAACTGTATCAAGCAATTGTCCTGGAACTAATTCTTCTGGACCGCTGCTTGTAGTAGCAGTTACAAATCCGTCACCGTCAATAGTAATATCTTCTGCTCTTAACCCAGTGGCAGTCGAATAATTAAGATTTCCACCAGTAAGTATAGTGTCATAACTATTAGGCTCTGGAAGGTATGTGCCGTCACTAGTTGTTTTTCTAATAATGATAATATCGCCTGCTTGGTTAGCAAGATCAAGTCCATCATTATCAAGGAATACAACAGTAGTAGTTCCGTCTCCTGTAATACTTTGACATATTGCATTTGGATTAGTTACTGGGGTTGCAGTGCCGTAGTTGACGTCATCAACTCTTACACCGTTTTTATAAATGTTATAAACAACACCGCTTGCTAATGGTGCAGCAAGATCAAGACTTATAGTCGAACCATCAAGTTCAAAAATTTCATCTTCAAATGTAGTGTCATAACTATCCCACGTGTCTTCGTACCATCCATCTGCATCCCATCCACGGCCGGGGCCGAAGCCAAAGCTCTTAACTTCAACACCGCCGTAATCTAACCCAGTCATAAGTTGATTTAGATCCTTGCCTGTCATTCCAACTGTTGGAGTATAATAATTATTAATTCTGTCTTGTGCTTGCATTAAGCTAACAGTTTTTTTATACTCAACTCTTATTGATTTGCCGTTAGCCTGAGCTTCAGTAAACGAGATTTGTCCGTAATATCGATCATACCCTTTAGTAGTATCAAGTAAATTACTATAGGTATATTCACTGTTTAATGCTTCTTGATTATTAACGTATACATTTATAGTCGACCTTGATAAGTCCATTGGCCATACTAAGTTAAACTCATACTTGTTGCCACTTGCTGTAAATGTTTCTGTTTGACTTATTATTGTATAAACATATGTTCCTGTAGTTCTATCAAACTTAACAGTAGAATGTATTCCTCTAACTAGTCCATTGCCTATTTGTACACTATATGTTGCTTCTTCTCCGCCATCGACGATATTGTTTAGTGCTGACACTGTAGGAGCACTGTAGTATCCGCTACCTGCATTAACTACATCAACTTTAGTTACTTTGCCGTTGGTTCCGATGTGTGCTTTTAACACGGCGCCTCCGCTGCCGCTTAATGTTAATTCAGGCGAACTTCTATATCCGCTACCCTGGTTTACTACTTTAACACTTGTAATTTTGTAACCGTTGTTATCTAACCAATTTTTATTTGGATAAGTTTCAACGTCAGCGTTGACACCAATTAATACACCATCTTGCACTTTAATGGACTGCGGAACAATGTTACCTTCAACTACATTGTATGACGGTGGCAAGTCAAAGTCAGTAACAACTGTACTTGTATTATCAAGACCTTCGTATGCACTTAGATATTCTCTAATTTTAGTACCGAACGGTTTAACTTCTTTAATATAGGCTTCATAACTTGGAAGGTTATCGTTATTAAAAGTAATATCTTCTCTTAACATTCCAACATTATGTTTTGCTTTAATAAAGCTAGTTTTGAATGCCCAATCGATATATGTTTGTTCACTAAATGCATATCTTAGACCTGCAAAGAATAATGCATTAAAACTAACTAATAGTTCGTCAATAAACAAATCATCTTTAATTGATGTTAATATAGTTCTAAGTTCAATTACCGGTTCACTATCATAAATTTTAGTATCAAAACTTATAGTATCAAAACCTGTAGAAGATTCAACAGTATCATATAGTGTAGATTTAAACTGTATTGTACCGTCTTGTCTACCAACAGTGTTGTAATTAACAGTGTAATCGCTAGTATTTTGATCATCTACTTTTTCTAATAATAACCAACCCCCTGTACCAACTGTTGATATCTTTACAACATCGCCAATGGTATCGTCTAATGCAGTCAATTCATAGCTATTGTCAATTAGATAATCAATCTCAGTTAATGCACTGTAACTAGTTGCATACCAATCTGCATAATCCCAATACAGTCTTACATTATAACTTTGACTTTGAATTCTATTCCAAGTTCTAGTTTCACTAATTCTTTCGTATAGTGCCCATTTACCTTGTATAGCACTATCGCTATTAACTAAAACTGTAAATCTTCTTACAGTTAGTGTAGGATTAGTATTATAGTATTCACCTGGTTCTACAACCGTAACTTCAGTAATTCTACCTAGGGCATCAATTGTAGTCTGGAACTCTGCTCCTGTACCGGCGCCTGCAACTGTTACAGTTGGAGGCACTCTATAACCCCTACCCGGATTTACAATATCTACTCTTACAATCTTACCGTCTACAACTACAGGAGACACTATAGCTTGTGTTGCTTTTGCAACACCTATAAATGCTAAATCATCTATTGTATCTACAGTTGCATCCCATATGTTAGTTACTTTTCCTGGTGCTGGATCCGCATTAAACAATGTAGTAAAGATCTTATCATCTACAATTAAGTTTTCTTTAAGGATAAGATTAGTGCGTTCAATGAATTGTTTTAAAGCTTCATAACGATTTGCAAACCAACTCTGTCTTGGTCTATTTAAAGAACCGTATTTTTGTTTTAGGCTTAACGTCGGATCAGGGACTACACGATTTTGTTCATCGTATCCAACTAAGCTGTCGTACCATTTTCTAATAATATCTCTGTTAGGTTGACTTGTTTCAAGGCCTTCAGATATAATTTGATATTGTGTATGAACATTTTGATCTTGATTTTGAATTGTCCAGAATTGCGTACTTAATGCTACGTCAGTACCTTTGATATATCCTTCTACATTATAGAGTACAAAACTGCTTGGACTAATTAATCCAGCAAATGTATATCCTTTAGCAACAGGGTCAGCAATGTAATCTGCTACATCGCTAATGTTAATTTTTCTAAATTCTACATCGGGTGTAATCTTTTTGTTAGCTACCCAGAAATAATAAGTTGTTTTAAACGTACCTGCTATACTGTCGTATTTGCGCTTAGTGCTGTATGCACTGTCACTGTGTAGACTAGTTCCGCTATAGCCTTTTGCAAATCCGTTTTCAGTATCTGCTGCTGCATCCCACACACTAGGTAATACATCAGACTCTACCCATTCGTATACATCAATAGTGCTACCTTGAAATACTTTAGTCCAATTTTGTGTGCTATAAATCACATTACCTTGATACGGATTATAGAATTTAGCATTAGTTAAATTCCACCATACTTCGCCAATATGGTCACTACCCCAGCTATTAGTTACATCAACAGTAGTTCCTCCAATTAGCGAAGTATCATATAATGCAGGATCATAATAAGTTTTAAATGTCAACTCTTGTTCAGCAACACCTGCTACTTTTCCTTGAATTGGATCAATATAATCGATATATGTTAATAATTCATTTTCCTTTGTATTGTAAAGGAACATCTTTTTAATCTTGTTAATATCAACTGTAGGTTTGGCAGCTCTATGAGTTGTCCACATAGTTGATAACTTGCTATTAGAAAAGTCTATTACTTGGCCAGTATAAATGCCAGAAACTTTGGTTGGTAACCCAACATACAAGTGATTGTTTTTAGCAAGAATATTTCTACCAAGGTAGTTTACATCACTATCTGGTATTTGTATTGTTTGTGCAAATAATAATTCCGACTCTATCTTTTCGTAAACGTATACAACTCCCACATCTTTATTAACTGTTTTAAAATCTGTAAAGCCGCTATCAAACACAGTAGTAAATGCGTCAAAGTACGTTTTAGTTTTTGAATCTGCACTTCTAGATGAAACGTGTAATTTTTCTCCGTCAAATTCTACTTTCCAACCAAACATTTCAGCTCTCTCATTATTAGGACTGCTTAATGTTTGTGATTGAACAAATACTCCGTCAACTTGTTTATAGATATAGACAATGCCCTGATCTGCTTTGTAGTCGTCATTTAAAGGAGCGCTAATTGCAATTAACATTCCGTCAGTTGAGATTGACACTGAATACCCAAATGCCGATGTTTTATCAGGTGCATCTATTTCTTGCGATTTTTCAAAATGTCCTTTATTAGATCTATAAACTACTATTTGATTAGGCGACGTAACATCATATAATGCATTAACAACTAATACTTCTCCAGAAGTTGCAATATCAAATTGCGAACCAAATTCCTCAAGGCCAGTTTGATTTAATATAGTAAGTGTACTGTCGTCGCCTACACTAAGTCCAGTTGAGTTAGGAATAAATCCAACGTAATCAACTAAATCGCTTGTCAAATTCCAATCGTTAAAATTAAATGCTCCAGCGGCAATATTAGTTTTTGCAACATATAGATCATTACTTAGATAAACAATGTCATTAGTAAAATAATTAAGACCTTGGCTAAATGTACCTTTAAAGTTTTTATTCTTTGCATAGTCCCAATTATAAGTTAGACTATTTTCTTCACCCTTTTTAATGAAATACAATCTACCCGGTAAGCTAGATGTTTTAGATCCTTCAGCGTGAACAAATCCTCTGTAAAGATTTCCGTTTTTAGTAATTTTTATAGAACTACCAAGTTTAAAGTTTGCCTGTTTTTCAGGAACTGTGTAACTAGCTATACGATCGTATCTACCCGGTGCAGCTTTAGAATATATAGTATAAAGACCTTCATTAGCTAGTCCGCTTGAAGTTCCCGTTGTTTCAGCTGGAATCTGATATACTTGTGTCCATTCGTTGTTAACTGCACTTGGAGAATTTGCAAGTCGAGGTATCCCTGACACAGTTGCAGTTGTATAAAACCAATATTCTATATCTAATAAACTAGATGATAGTGTTAGTGGTATAGTTGTTGGAGCTTCAAACACTAAAAGTTTGCCAATACCTTCGCTAGGTAAACCTAAGCTAACATATTGTATCTGTCCCATTGTTCTGTTGGCTTGATAAGTTGGACTAGGATCTCCAGGAATTAGGTTAAATCTAATTTCAGCATTTTGTCCATACACATCGCCTTCAGACCAAGTGCCTGTTAAACTCTTAATGAATACAGTTACATTAAGGCCTTTTCGTTGGTAGAATGCAACTACGCCAGTAGCGCCGGTTGTTAAGTCTGCTACAGTCTGTCCTACTTTAGGTTCAAATGGATTGCCAGCAGCATCAAACTTTGTGTAGTTGAAGTTTATATAACCGTCCCATACATCATAAATTATCTGAGTAGCATTAGTAGTTGATGTTGATAATCCAATAGCTGTCAGGTCTCTAATAATACTAGTACCGTATTGAGGTAGTTGATTAACATATAACTCAATATTGTATCCTTGAACAAATGCATCACTGATTGCTTTAGGAGCTCTAACTACATACAAGTTACTTAAGAACGGCGAGGTAGAACCATATGCACCTGGTAAACCTTGATAACTTAATTTTTGTATATAAGCATTATATGTATTTTGACTGCTAGTTGTAGCAGTGTTATAATCTAATGAATTATAGAATACTGTAGAAGCGTGTGCTATATCTGTAATAACATCGTAAAATACTAAACCTCTACCTTGATCTGTATTTTCAGTAATAGCCGTTGGTGTATAACTAGGAGTATCAATATACCAGAAGCCGCCCAGTTGTGTGCTAGTATCAATACTATCACTCGGACCTTGTAAAATATACTCACCAATAAAGTCACCGTCGTTACGGAATAAACTATCAGTACTGCTAAATGTACCATTAACGCCTGTTAAGTACATTACTACTTCCGCACCTACATTAAAAATATAATCAACTGTTCCAAGAGCAGTTTGAGTTTGCAGTATGTCGCCTAATTCTGGTTGAACAGTTGACGATCTAACATATAACACTACATCAATTTTCTTTTGAATTGTGTGAGTTTGTTCTATAAATGCTGCATCAATCACTGCAAACGATCCGTTAAACGGTGAACGAGATGCAAGTGCTGCTAATCCTTGATTAGAGTATGTTGTTTGATTCCAGGCAAGTTTAATTTGATTGCCTACTCCGCTACCGTCATACTGCGCTAAGGGTGCTCTAATTAATAGATGTGTTACTGGCTGGTTTAAAAATGCTAAGGATGCTTCATTAGGATCTATTGCATAATTTCCAACAAGTAATGTTGGTATAGATTCTGTACTAGTATTTTCTATATTTAATACATCAACAATATATGTTATAGAATTAAAACTATTAAACTGAATACTTGCTTCTTCACCTTCTATATCAACTAATGATTTCCATAATTGTTGATCTTTAGCAACAATTGAACCTTTGCCGTAATCACTGCCAGGAACAAACGTACCGGCATATTTTGTTTTAACATTTGACGCATTTGGTGATCCAACAATTACATATGCTCCGTCTGGACTAACTGCAACTGCCGCGCCAAATTGTTCTAAATCATTACCAAACTTAAAGGGTTCGATAACTTGTGTTTGTACAAAGTTTATTGAATCAGTGGCACGAGAATAAACATAAACTTTTCCGTCGCCCTGGTCTGGGGCTCCGACAATCAGTGTGGTATTTCTATCATCAACACTCATCGCAGTACCAAATGATACATCTGACGATGTTGATGGTTTTGTTAATCTTAATTGCTCTGTAAATAAGTTTTCATTCTTAAGTACTGACCATTTACCTAGACCACTAACATTATCAATCCATAGATAATCATTGGTGTCAAGATTTTGTTGTAATATAGTATTTGCTGAGGAAATATTAGCAGCACGCACTTTTAAGAAACACGTAATAGAACCTACACATTTAGTAATTTCTGTTTGTACAGTGGGTGTGAGCAAAGTAATAACATTTTTATCTACAGCAGATACAACATAGAAGCCATCTAAATCAAATTTTTCTGTAGTTGATGCTGCTATAGAATCCTCAGCAATATATTCTACATAGTTACTAAAACTATGTAATCCAATTACATCATCAACTTCAATGTCAGTAACGTTAGTTGTAAGCGTTAGAGTAAACGAAGTAGTTCCAGCTGAAACTGCTTCAACTTCATAATCAGTGTCAACATGTTTATATACACCCCAATCAAGATTATCATTTCCAACCCAGATATAATCAGTTATTTTAACATCTACAAAATTAAAATCAGCAATATTAGCATAACTTGTTGCAATACCACGAACATCTTCAGGATTTACATATCCTGCATTTTTTACATAACTTGTATCTACATACTTTTCAGGGAAAGGTTTATGGTTGTAGTTAGGAGTTTTTTGGTAAACTTCATAAGGGAGTATTCTGTAGACTAGATCAGTTTCTGTTCCGGTTGTACTTGTTACTAAGTCAATTGGCTGAGGAGTTAATCTAAATTTACTTTCATCAAGTAATAATTCATATTCTTCAAACCCATCACTTGCGCCGTATTGGCCGTCACGGATTGCCCATTCTTCGTAAAACTCTAAACTATCTTTATCAGCACTACTCAATACATCAAATAGTTTTGTTAATGCATTTTTAGTACCTTTGTCCTGTATCATACCTTGATAAAATTTATACTGACTCACATCATCATTAATAATATTTTCAAGGTATTGACGTTTCTGATAACCGATTAAGTGTTGCGCCATGCGCTGTTGCTCAGTATCAAAATTGTCTGAATCTAAGTCATAAAAATCTGCAAACTGATTAGTTTTGTATTCAAAGTTTGCATATAGTCCTGCTTCGGGTTTTTCGTTTAAGCGATTCCAGTCATTTGCATCAAAAGATTCTGCCCCAGATAATTTAGTAGATGCACTGTAGTAAAACTCTTTATATTTTACAATACTACCAATTGCATAATCCGTCCAAGACTCCCAAGTTGTTGCCTTAGCATCATCATATATAAATCCGGGAATATTTAAACTGCCGTCCCATTCTTGAGTAACATATCCAAGAACTTTAATTCTTTCCTGTCTGTAACCCGGTTGTGTATCATAAATGATATCACCAAATACAGTCTTATTATCAATCAATAACACATGCTCTTTTTGTACAAGAGGAAGTTTAACAGCAAACACACCGTCGGCGGTATTTCTTGGACGAATAATAAACTCGTTAGGCGAACGTCCTAATGTTGAAAATTCCTGTACTAATTTTGTACCGTCTGATTGAAGCAAACTGTATCCGTAGAAACTATCAAAGATATTATCTACCATTGAATACTCTGATACAAATTTTAATTGTGTAGCTGCTGGGCTTAATGTAATAACACTGCCTTCGCCCCAGTTTTGTGTAGTCCAGAATAAGAATTCATTTACACTGTGGCGCCAGTTTAATACAACCTTTGCATCGCCTTCGTAGTAATCAAATACAAATCCTTGGTCCATTAAGTACTCACCGTAGCCTAATAGAAAGTCGACTACGTCTTGGATAGTAACAAATAATTGTCCGTAATCTGCTTCAAGAACAATATTTTTATTAAACTTTCTTCTTACAAATGCAGTTCTGCCGCCAATTAACGGTAGCGCAGGTAGTTTAACAAGATTAGTTGTATCAAAATCTGTACTGCTTATAAAGTTAGATTTTACTCTATAATATGCACCCTGGTATTCAATATTTTGTCCGGCAACATATTGTTTGCCGCTATCCCATATTAAGTAACTTTCACTAATTCCGCCAATGTTAATACTAGGATCTGATTGTGTAGATATTGCTGCATAATAATTAAAAGATGCAATTTCAGTATCATACCCTTTAATCACGTAGCCGTCACTTCTGCGCTCTACAATGACACCACTGTAAGAAACAGTTTTAATAGGAGTACTTGTGTTTAAGAATATTTTATAGTTTTCATCTGGAACAAATACATTGCCCTCATTTAACGGTGTGCGACTATCTAATATTAATCTAAACTTGTCCTTATCAGTAAATCCTGCTAGCTTGTATCCTAACTGATTTTTAATAGTTCTAATGTTTGATTTGTAGGCAGTGTACGATGTTGTTATATCAGCTGCCATATAATTTGCAATATAGTTTACAACACCACTAGTATAAACTTGAACTGTGTCTTCATATGTATTTGGAAATACAATATCAGATAATTTTATTCTAGTATTTGTTTTAGCATATATTAAATCGCCTGAAATGTTTCTTACTTGATTAATTCTATCAAACCCAGTAGCAAATAGCATATGTGGTTTGTTAATTGCAAATGCGGTAATAACACTAAACGGATATTGGCTACTTGCTCTCCAAGCACTTTCAATAGGGGCGCCATCGCCGAATACAAAACTTTCATCTAACAATTGGTTATCAAAATAATTGATATAGCCTGACTCAATAGGAGATAATAAATTACCTTCACTATTAACCGGCAAGTGGTTAGTTAACCCTGGGCGTTTATAATTATTAAGTATTTTATATTTTACGCCAGGTTGTCTTACAATACCTGCTTCGATATCTTGCCATAAAAGCAAGTTCTCTTTGGTGTAGGGAGCAGGGCCGTACTGTGTTTCCCACCACGTAGGCATAACTGTAAACCCAAGCATTTCCCAAGGGTGTGTATGCGGGCGATCAGTATCGTAGGCTTGCTGGTAAATATGTCTCCAGAAGCCCGGTAATACCGCACCAGTAGGACCAGTACTACCTGCGTAGTTAAATGTAAACGAGTTAGCTCTATCAAAGAAATTATGTAATGTGTAATCTTGGTCAATTAGTTTTGTCCACTGCAAAAAGTCAGCTAGTATTACTCTATCAATTTGACGTTTACTAACTGCTGTATTTCTGTAGTCACCGCCGATAAGACTATGTATGTTTAAGAAATTAGTATCGTATCCTACTTTAATGTTATTAAAAATTCTTTTTTCAAGTTCTAGTAATAAGTCATCTCTATAATCATCAAACGCTGCAATCTTACTACCGTCGTGTCCTTGAATAATATATCTCGGAGTTTGGTAGGTATCGTCTAAGTATTTTGCAGGCTCGTATGAAGGATACAGGCCTAGCTTGCTTGGCGTAGGTGGAACGTAACTGCCGTTAGTAGTTTCATATTCATATATATCAACTATATCATCAGGCTGTTTAGCCGCTGTAATTAAAACATAACCTTCAGTGTTAAACGTATAATCTCTACCTTGAACTAATTGTACTTCATTTAAGTATACTTGCACTGCTATTCTTGAAGGTGTACTTAATGAAAATGCTGTTGACAACGGGTAATACAATTCGTCGGCATCAATTACGGCAGTAGTTAGTTTCTTAGTTGCACCGGTAGGAATCATGTCACTAAAGAAAAACGGTTGTGTAGAAGTTTTATCTTTATTAATTTCTGTTAGAATTGCATCTACATGTGATTTAATAGTACCGCTAAAACTTATATCTTCTGCTGTCTGTAAGAATAATCTTTTAAAAGTTGAGTATTGCAGCATTGCAAACTTTAAACTTTTTACAACATTTGCATCGTTATCTAACATATGATACATTGCAAGATTCATTGGTGAACTATGTTGTACAAATCTACGACCTAGTTCTGTTACATTTCCAATATCTCTTAAATTACTTGTACCCGGATATGTTCCTACAAATTCATCATTTTGTTCTACAATAGTAGCAACGTGATCATTTACTTCGCCAAGCGTAAATTCTGTAATATTTTCATTTCCAGGATTTCTTTCTAAGGAAGCTGGAATTTCATAATACCCGTTTGCATTTTTTGTAGCTGCACTACGTGCCTTAATAAGAACTACGTCATTTAAAGTTAATGAATTTATAAATGTTACTATTGCATTATTATTAACATTAGTAGTAATAGTATAATCTGTACCTTCAAATTGTAATTTATTGTTTAAATATACTCTTGTCCAAAGATCAGTTAATAGGCCACTATTGTCATACATGTCAATAATAAACCCAACACTAGTATTGTCAAATATATATTGTCTAATTACTAGTTGTTCGCTAAGTACATTAATTTTTTTCCAACCTGATAAGGTAATATATGTATCTAATGCAGAATATTTTCTTAAAAATCCAATATCAGTATTTTTAGTAAAAGCGTTATTTACAGATGTGTAGGTAAACGAATCAAATAATAAATTAAAATCAAAAACAATGTCACCGACATTATTAATACTTCTATAAGAAAGTGGAAACTTTAACTCGTCATCAGGTGTGCCATTTCCTACTCGATAACTAAACAGTTTGTTCCCTGCAAATGTTGAAGACGGGTATACAGTTGTGTCTGCATAAGATTTACCGTTAATATCAAAAATATCAAATAACGGAGGCTGATTAGCTTGTGTTTTATCTTGTGTAAGTTTCCACTCTATACCAGTATAATACAACATCTTACCTTTGTAAGTTGTGCCATTTAATACTAACACAACTTCATTAGTTTGTGGAACTGAATCAGTTTCTGGAATTAATGTGATTTGCCTGTTAGTTGCGGCACCACTTGCAAAGTTAATAAATTGAACTTTAAAAATTCGACCAGATACTAATATATCAGTGTCTGCTGTAAACATAATACGCATGCCGTCGGCAAGATCAATGCCATCAACGTTGTATCCTGGCGATCCTTCAATAGTTGAAAATGCATCTATCGTAAAATCATCAACTAAATTAACATCTGTTTTAGCAACAGTACCAAATTGATTTAATTTTAGATCTGCTTCAAATTCAATAATAGGACGTTTAGCACGTTGTAACTGATCTACATCAACAATTTGTCCATTTGCTGTTGCTGCTGTTTCAATAACACTTTTATGAAACCAACGGTTATAACGACTCCACAAGTTGCCGTCGATACTTGCACGATTGATTACGATGTAATCTTTATCTTCTGGATAGCCAATTGCTACGCTGTAAGGAAGTCTATCAAATCCTTGTGCATCAAATTCTACATCAATATTAGCAGTAAATGCTGTTGGAACATTTAAACTTGTTTCTGCAATAAGATTAATACGACTACCAACACCTTCAACATAAAATGTAACGTTTGCATAAGCAGCGGGTTCTACTTCGCCGGTAAACTCAATTTTCATTCCGTTTGATAGTTCTATACCATTACTACTTTTATAGAAACGCTTACCGACTACTTCTTTTTCAACATCAATAAAAGTTGCTTCGCTAATGTCTTTAACAATAATAGTACCACTTGCTTCTAGGTCGTTTGCTGCTACATAGTATAATACTTCAGGGGTATCTGTACCTAATTGTAATGTACTAATACCTTTTTCTAGTCCCTGTACACTAACACCTTCAAGCACTAGAATACTTGAACTATCTAACTCAAATCCGTCTTCAAGTGTTCTCTTTGTCTTAATTGTAAATGGTAAGTTTGGAGTATCAATATCAAACTTGTAGGTAATTCCTCTATAAAGAGTAATTGTAGGGTTTTGTGTTAATCCGTCTGGACTGAATACATAAGTGTTATTATCAACATTATCACCGATGCGAACAGTGTAAGTACTTTCAACATCAACTGTATTCCCTGCAATTCCAATTGTCTGCGGACCTAAAGGTAACCAGTAGTATTCACGAAAGTTACTAAACTTATCCCAATCAATACTAGGATTCCATGCATATTGTTCTTGCTGGTTGAACACACTATGATTGTCGTTAGATTTATTAAAATTGTTTAACTGATTAACAAAGTCGTTATAGTCTTTGTAAAAAGTAACATTATCTAAATTGTCTTTGATAACTGCCGCTGGTTCTAATTGATAGTTAAACCTATCAGCTGATACATCACCGATATAATTGTCACTCGCAGTAAATGCTCTAGCAGTTTCTCTACCAATATATCCGTTGAGTTTTTGAACTACGCCTGGCTGTATTAATTGGTCTAATGTACTATTTAAAAACTTCTTGTTTGGAATTGTTCTAAAAAATCTTGGAAGGAAAGATTCACTGCTGCGTTTGTTAGTGCCGTCTGCTGGCAACGCTGATTCATTTTGGTCGTTATCGTAAGACATTATTAATAAGGCCCTCCAGTTATAGATAATCCACTGCTTGTTAAACCTGTGTTAACTGTTGTTGCATTTGTAGTAATAGCACCACTTGAACGAAGCCTTGTAGCAGTTACAGCGTCAATTAGTTCAATGTCAGCAACAGTTGCTGCGCTTATAAAAATTTCATCAGACTCTGATTTTATTTCAAATAAACTACCAAACGTTTGTGCTGCTTGGTTTGGAACTATTACAAATGTTACTAAGTTAGGTGTTAATTGTTGCATAACGTATGTGCTCAACTCTGTAAAATAGAACGGTTCTCCAAACTCCCAATTTTCTAGAGCAAAAAATTCATTGATTGCTGCAATTACTCTAGTTTTAATGTCATTATCGTTAATCACAATATCAGGATTCTTTACAATTTTAAATTTTGCTTGTAGTGTTGCATCGGCTATTTCTCCAAACAGTATCTTATACTTAACTGGATGATAAATAATTTCGTCACTAATTGACTTAATTTTGTTAAGTGATTGTCCGTAATTTAAATACAATTGATCACTACTCGGTGAAAGAGGTTTTGTACTTACTGTGCCGTCAATATAAAGCCTAAAGTTATTATCATATGACTTTGTTAATAGATACACATCTACAATATTACTTACACTTGGGTCAATTCTGCTACTTGCATCTGCTGCATGTACATAATGAAATTTAAGTTTATCGCGACCAATTTTAGCAAGATAGCTTTGTGTCGTAGTAAGAACGCCTGTTGTTTTATTTAAAATCTGAAATAAATCTTCTGCTATAAAATAAAATATTTGATTATTATCAGCCATTGTTGTATTAGATAAAGAAATCTTAGTATCAATTACTTGTATACTGCCTGTACCATCTGAGAATACATATTTTCCAAGGTCCGTTGAAACGGCTGTTGAAATATAATTATATTCTTCTACACCATCAATAGTAGTTGTCTTTAATTGAAATACATACTTGGTTAACGGATTAACAGTTTCATTTACTATTTCATCAAATATTTGAGGATCATCAACTACACCGTCGTCGTCACCGTCAAAAAAGCTAACTTGAATTTTGCTACTGTCTACATAACCTTCGGCGTCTCTATATTCTTCAACGATTTCCCAATCAAAATCAACAGCAAACGGCGAAGTTAAATCAGGAGACTTATTAATGTTTAAAACTGAAATTTTATCTTTAATAATTTTACCAGTTCTATTGTTGTAAATTTTATCCGAGCTATCAAAATAGAATCTAATTTCTTCAGCACTTTCAAATACATATCTACTAGCACGATATGTAATTGTATATGTTTCACCGTTTGTTTCAAACAGTAATAACCAACTTGCATCTAATTGTTGATTAGTTGTATCACCAGTTTTACCAATACTAAAGAGACTGTCAATGTTTAAGTTGTTAGTTGTAACTATTCGCCATTCGCCTATATTAACGTCAAATCTTAAACCAAAGCTATTGTATGCAAATACTTGATCAATCAATTGTAGAGAAACAGCTGGTTGTAATTCTGTTGCTAGTCTAGGTATTATTTGTGTAAGCCTTGCACGATTTGCTACGTCCAGTAAATCACCTGGAATATTATCATTAAGCATTACTGGTCCGGTGCCGTCTGCATTTGTTGCTGTTCCGTCGCCTACTACACTGATAATTTTAGTCCATTTGTATAACGTGCCGCCTGACGGTATACCCGAACTAAGTATATTACCTAATTTATTATCATTTTCACTTTGAAAATACTTTCCTACCGGTGGTTCAAATTTAACAAGTGTTCCTGGTTTTAATAATTTCAATGTACTTGCAGTAAATGCACTTAGCTGAGAACGTGTGCCAACGGTGTTAGTAAAATATCCTGTATTTTGATTTGTATCGACTGTTTGACTATTCCAAGTTATTCCTAAGTCGCCTACTAGAGTTTTAGGAAAACTATTATAGTAATAGTTTTTAATTTTTTTATCAGTGAGTATAGGTTCTATAATATTTGCAATTGCACCTTCAATATCAGTTTTAGAAATAAAACTAAATTTTAATTTAGGTATTAAAAACTCTTTTGTTATAATACCATCGATGCCAAACAAGTTAGTTTTAGAGTATTTTCCAGTTGCATCTACTAGATCTAGATAACGACTAATTCCGCTTGCAGTTCTGTTAACACTTTTTACTTTAATAATTTCTTGACTAATACTTAACGGAGCAATTTGATAATCTTCAGCAGTTATCATTCTGTTCTGTGTGTAGTAAGTTGCAGGTGCATTGCGTTTAATACTTGCACTTGATTCGCTTGAACTTGCATTATCAACAGTATACTTTAATTGAAATACCATTGTAACCTGTTCTGTTTTACCAGTTTTACTGATGTACGGAACTTTAATACTAACACCGCGCATATCTGCCGGCTCAATTACGATACGCTGATTTTTACTTGTTCTGTAATATACTCTAAAATTACCTTGTGGCAAGTTACCAAATGTACCATCAGAGAATATTAAACTGATTCTATCATTTGCTCTTGTAAGTACACTGTAGATGTTTCTAATACTTTTGCTTAAACTATTGTAGATTACGTTGTTGCCTTCAACAGCATCAACCTTTGACCATAGTTCTTCTTCAAGACCAAAGTTGTCAACTTTATACAACCATACATCAGAGTTATTAATATTAGTTGCATCAATTGCAACAACTTGATTAGTACTCGGACTGTCAACTGTAAATGTACCTTGGTCCATTGCACCTTGTCTAAAGTGACAGAAGTAACCAGTATTAGAACTTGCAGGACCTTTGCCGTCGTTTCTGTAAAGGAATGCAAAGTTGTTTCCTGGAAACGGTGCTTCTTCTTTAATTTCGCCATTGTCTACATCAGTTGAGACAATTTCAAATCTACTAGTTGATCCGCTAATTGTTTTATTAAATCCGTATACTGGCAATTCAGTATTAGCACTACTTAATCTATACTGCTCTGTAGGTACACCTGCAACTGTATCTTTTTTTGCAGGGCGTCCAATACTAGAATTAACAGGCAGCGCTGCATTTAAAATTTTAGTAAATTGTTCTTGCCAATTAGGGTTGCTTGGATCGTTCCAGATAACTGTTTGGTTTGCTAAGTTTATGTTATTTGAATCTCTAACAACTTCTGTTGTGTTAACACTTTCAATTTTAAGCAACCCGTTTGCTGCTTGATTACGTTTAGGATTGTAGGAAAGCAAACGTGCAAGACGGAGAACTGATTCTCTACGTTCTGCAAGCTCTAAAAAGTTTTCACGTGCATTTAAGTCAGTACGGAAAGCAATGTTTTGACCTAGGAAAGCAATTAGATCAATAAGTGCAAGGTACTCTGAACTTTCAATGTAATCGTTAAAATCTTCTGGATAATTTTGACGAATGTAATTGATCATTGTTCGACGTAAATTGTCAAAGTCGTATGATTTGAAGTCGGCGTTTCTATAACTCTGATAGATACGCTTCCAATCTTCTGCTACTAATAAACGGTTTTGTCTGTCTGTACTTGACATGGATTTGCTTTCCTCTTAACTTATAGTGTATTTATTAATTTGAATAAACCACGTATATAATTAATTGGCTAAAAATCCGTTATTTTGGTCAAATATTAATTGCATATTTTCTACAATATTGTAGGGTAAAAATATCAATGTTGCTTCTATTTGTAAGCCACTTTCGTACTGATCAACTACTATGTTAGTAACACTTACTCTAGGATCGTAGTTAATAATAGTAGTTACATTTTCAGCAATAATCTGTTTGATATTTTCAGTTAATGGTTCATATAGAATGTCCCAAATAATTGTACCAAAATTAGGATTGCTTAAAAGTTCGCCTTGACGAATATGAAAGTGATTAATAATATCTTGTTTTACAATTTGTAAATCATACAGTTGAAATCCAACATTGTTTGGATTAACTGTAGAAAATCCCCTATAGGTTTTTTCACCTATACCATAGTCAGGACGAGTAGTACCTTTTACAGTAATTTGTTTATAAAGATTTTTCTCTAGTGTGCTCATACTGTATTTACCTTAATCTTGTCGGCCTGTTCTAGACAGAGTACTAGTAACTGTTGCTGCTCCGGCTCTTGCTTGCCTTAAAATAGCATCATCATAAGGCGGTGTAGTAACTGCTCCTGCTCTTGCTTCTGCTTCTCCTGCTGCTCCTTCGGAACTTGCACCTGAT